GTCAACCTCACCAAGGCCAGAAACGAGGAGCGATTGGACTGGCCGATAGAGGATTATATGGCCAAAATAGATGAGTTTTTAGATGACCACGAGAATGGCATATGCCAGGTAGGAGAGAAGAATGAGTTTATCAAGAACTTCTGTGAATCTTATGCCACCAATGATAGCAAGGACGAGGTGCAGATAGGTACGGCCACAGTTACCATTGGCAGAATGATGAAGGTGTTCGAGGACATATTCCGCTGCATCGTAAAAGTGGGCCGACCAAATAAAAAGAAAGAGATAACGTTAGAGAAAGTCGACCTTCTATGGCAGACCAGGGACGACAAGTTCCTCAATCCTATGAAGGGATTCAATTATAACCTTGCAGGCTTCATGGCAGATGCCATCTCGGTAACCACCAGCACCTTTGCTAATCTCACCAAGGAAGATGAAATAGACACAGGGGATATCCCCTTTTAATATATAGTTAGACTTTGATATACAGGCCAGTGCGGGAGCATAGGCCTGTTTTTATTATTGGATAAATCTAATTATATATGTCTAACATCAAATCAGCAGTTAAATCTGTTCTTTCTTCATCAAAAGGCTCTCTTTCCTCCAAGCGCCTAATGGGTATCTGGATGGTGCTGGTTACTACTGGTTGCCTTATATATGGAGTGGCCCATGAGGGTATCACCCCGAACATTTCCAGTATCATGGATACTTATATGATTACCGGTGCCAGTCTACTGGGTGTGGATAGCGTAGCCAGCATATGGAAAAATAAAGGCGCTAATAATTCCTCCGAGGAACCCTCAACAGAGGCATAAAATCTTGTATATTACTCATGAAACAACAACGAAAAAATATGAGATATATAGGTATCACCGGTAAAAGAGGGGTAGGACGCGACAAGTTCGGATGGCTTTTGGGATCCGTTCTTGAGGACCTGACCCACGAGAAACAGGGTAGGATTGTAGATAATGCTGCCTGGTGCGATAAGGTCTGCTATATCCGCCATCAGGCTGAACCTGTCAGCTCCAGTCATACCTGTATCACTTCTTTCGCTTCGCAAATTGAGGACCAGGCCATGCTCCTGTGTGGCTCGACCTTTGGTCTGGAATGGAAGAAGAACCCTGGCCGATATTTCGTCCTCATGGACACCATGGAGGTAGTAGAAGAGGCACCTGAAGGTTATACCATAGTGAATCATAATACTTATTCCACTGTTACCAATAAGCCCGCCATGGCCATCGAAGAATTTATCATCTACTACGGGGAAACCATCAAGCGAGCCTATGGTGCGGATATCTGGACCAAGGTGGCCAGTTCGTGGATGAAAAATAAGTTAGAGGATGTTAACGACCCTACCACCACTATTATATTCACGGACGTTAAAACCAATGCAGAAGCAGAGTATATTCTCTCCAAGAATGGTTATCTCATCGAAGTGGTTTGCCCAGAAAGAGAACAACAAGGTAGTTATACTGACCTATTAAGCGATTCCTTCAAACAAAAAGGACAGATGGAGACCTTTATATTAGGGGAAAACTTCGAGGAGGATGAAGAGGATATAAAGACCCTCGCAAAAAGAATTTGCAAACACTTTGAATTAAATAAAAAATTATGAACAAAGAAATCAAGGTAGCCGAGCTCTCCCGTGTATACGATGCGAGTTTCCGCCCATCAAAAGAGTATCTTAAATCTATGCCTGACCTTCAGAATACCTCAGGTTCGTCTATTCACATTCCAATCAACATGGTTGGTATCTCTAATTTCTTAATGCCATTACGTGTCATCCAAAAAGATGGCGACCACCAGGAAGTTCAGGCCTCGGTATCGGGAACTGTATCTTTGGAAGCCGAGAAGGCAGGCATTAATATGAGCCGTATCATCCGCACCGCCTATAACAGCATCGATGATGTTCTGAGTATTGATCGTTTATGTGATGTCCTCACTAATTATAAAAAGGACCTCGAGACCTTTGATGCTCATATCATCCTCAAGTTCCCTTACAGAATGTGGCAGACCAGTTTACGTAGCCGAAAGGAAGATGGATCTCTGAATGGTGCCTGGCATTATTATGATGTGGTATTTGATGTGAACCTCGATAGGGCAGGTAAGTTCACCAAGCGCATGTTTGTTGACTTTACCTATAGCTCAGCTTGTCCTTGTTCCACAGCCTTATCAGAACATGCAGCCTATGAACGTGGTAAATATGGAATCCCCCATAGCCAGCGCTCCGTGGCACGCATAGGTCTGGAGTTTGACAAGATGATCTGGATCGAGGACGTGGTATGGAACTGCAGGAAGGCATTGAAGACTGAAACGTTGGCCTTTTGTAAACGAGAAGACGAGCAGGCGTTCGCAGAGCTCAATGGTGCCCATACAAAATTTGTGGAGGATGCCATTAGAATCCTTGCGGATATGTGTGAGAAAATCCCAGGGGTTAAAGACTATAAAATCATATGTTCGCACAATGAGAGTCTACATCCTCACAACGCTATTGCGCTCGTCATCAAAGGTATTCCTAATGGATTCACTCAGGGTATTTCTTATGATGAATGGATGAGTCTGGTGAAATAGTATGGATAAGCCAAATTTTAACGAACTTAAAAATGCACAAAAAAGAAAGTCATGGATACAGAGAATGTATCCTGACTTTTTTGAGTTTATAGAGGAATATTACTGGCAATATGATTTTCTTGAAGCATTATATCTTGCCTGTAATAATCTATCTAATCCACCATCTTGTCCTGTATGTGGGAAGACGCTAAAATATAGAAACAATGGATATCCAACCTATTGCTCATCAAAGTGTGTGGGGATAGGAACCAAAGAAAAGGCAGCTGCCACTAATCTTGAAAAATATGGCACAAAATCATTCCTCACCACCAATAAGTGTAAACAGGCATTAAAGGATACCAATCTCAAAAAATATGGAGTAGAGCATCATTTTAATTCTAAGGAGGTTCAAGATGGGATTAAAAAAACAATTCTCAAAAAATATGGAGTGGATAATGCTTTGAAGTTGGAATCTGCCAAGCAAGCATTAAAGGTTGCTAATCTCAAAAAATATGGAGTAGAGCATCATTTTAATTCTAAGGAAGTTCAGCGAAAAATCCATGAGAAAAAGAAAGCAAATCATATAAATTCAACACCATATTTATTAGGATATACTGAGGATGGATTAATGATCTGCAAATGTCCTCATCCTGATAGCTGTACCAAATGCAAGGAGAAGCAGTTTGAGATTGGTAATACCAATTACCACAATAGAATAAATTGCAAATGTGAAATTTGCACCATCCTCCATCCCATTAATGACAATGAATCTTGGCCAGAGAAAGAACTCCGGGATTATATACAATCCCTTGGTTTGGCCTGCGAGAAAAATACTGATGTCCTCGAGGGAAGGGAACTGGACATCTATATCCCTCAAAAGAAGATAGCCATTGAGTTTAATGGATGTTATTGGCATTCCGCAAAATATAAGCAGCCCTCCTATCACTATCAGAAGTGGAAGGATTGTTTTGATGCAGGAATCCAGCTCCTCACCATCTGGGAGGACTGGTGGCTAAACTATAATGAGAAATGTAAAAACCTCATTCGATCCAAGCTTGGGATTTACGATAAACGTATATATGCCAGAAAATGTACAGTGAAAGAGATACCAGTGAATGACTCTCGAGCATTCTGCAATAAATACCATATCCAGGGGGCCTCTCCTGCGTCCATTCATATTGGGCTGTTCCATGGGGAGGAACTGGTGAGTGTGATGACATTTGGCAGGCAGCGCCAAGGAATAGGAAAGGCCAAAGTGAAACCCTGGGAACTGGTGAGGTATTGCTCCGGAGAAAGCCATGTGATTGGTGGAGCAGGGAAGTTATTCAAATTCTTCCTTCGTAAATACCACCCAGATAGAGTTGTCTCCTATAGCTCCAATGATATCTCTGTTGGGGGGGTTTATAAGGCCCTGGGGTTTCAGCTTACAAAGCAAAACAAGTCTTCTTACTGGTATATAGGATATGATATGAAAAGATATCATAGGTATTCCTTTAATAAATTCAATCTCAAAAAAATGGGATTTGATACCGAGCACCTCACAGAGTCTCAAATCATGGATTCTTTACCTTATTTGAAGATTTATGATTCAGGTACCATGACCTGGGAATTTTGCGTTCTACAATGAGTTCTCAATCCGGTCTTTACAACTACAAGGGACATACATTTGAACTTGTTAGAGCGCAAATAACCATGGAAATTGCTAAACGATTGGGTATCCATGGTGATATATAAATACAAAACAAGAAAGAAACACTATGGCAACATTAACAAAGGGAGAATTGATTGAGCAAATTATTAATCTTAAGCAGCAGCTAAAGACCAGTGAGCAGCAGCTAAAGACCAGTGAGCAGCAACTGCAGGAATGCAAAACCACTAACCAGGCTCAACAACGACAACTCCAACAATATGAGGACATGAACACTCATCTTGTTCAAACTTTGCTCCAGGATGAAAAAACTCGCACATTAATAGTAGATGCATTGCGAGAGGAGATTAACCAGGTCATTGATACCAGAATCCGGGGGAAATTAACTATGCATACCACCATTGATTACAGCCGTTCTACTACAGAGGTGTATTATGATGGTTGTGCCCTGGAGGAATCTTATGATAATGTAAGCGGATATTAATATGAGTACAGGCTTAATTTTTGATTCTTTTGACCCTGTTCATATAGGTCATATCTCTATGGCCATGTGGGCTATTAACAATGGGGTATGTGATAGTGTATTTTTGATCCCGCTGAAATCTGGAGAAGCCAATATTAAATTCAGGTTGGATATGCTGGACCAGATTTGTGAATGGAAACCGGATAAAATCAATGCACCTATCAAGTGTATGCACCTTTTATCATGGCATGCTAAAACGTTTGCGAGTACAGTACAATACATAGCAGGGCAACGAGAAGAAGATGAGGAATTTGTGATTCTCCTCCCAAAGGATGCTCCTGCCGAAATCAAGGTGTTTGAACCTTTAGAGAAATACAAGATTGTAGAAGTGGATAATCCTATCCAAATCTGTTCCGAGGATATCAGGACCATGCTAAAAGAAGGTAAAAATCCCATTCCATACCTCTATCCATCCACGCAGGAGACTATCCAGGAACAAAAGTTATACAGGAAATAAACATTCCTGAATTTTTGATTATATTCTTTAAGAAGGATACGGGATATAACGCACCCCAGGGAACTTATTCCTTTAGCATAGAGTCGGAAGAGTGCACCTTCACCTAACTTCCTAAACATATACAACATTGGAAGATAATAAAACAAAACGCCCGCGCATTGAAAAACGCGGAAAGCCAAGGGGTCCTGTTTATAAGCCGGACCTATCTGTCTGGGGAATCATCGAGATGTGTCGTAAGAACCATCAAGATGTAGAATTAATTGACCTCAGTAAACCTTATTACAAGCCTACTGATGCCGTGAAGATGCGCACCAAGGCTTATGCTAATCTAACCATCACCGAGGCCTTTAATAAGGCTTATGGAACCAATGTGGGCGAGGACCTGACCGAACGAGCTAATCAGACTCCTACAGAGCTCAGAGTGGGTCAGATGATTCCGCTACGCATCGCCTCTATCACCAAGTTCGGTACCACGTTTGATTGCAGTGCCACCAAGCAGGTCATTGAGACTCGAAACAACTTCTATCACTATGAGAAGATGAGAGAGCATGTTCCTGCAGAATCCTTAGAGGCTCGCGTAATCGATGTGAATGCTAACCGAGTAATGGTAGACCTGTTTGGTCCTATGGTCGAAAAGGAATTGAATGCCATCACCTCGGAACCCTGGCGCCAGAACATTGTAAACGGAGAGATTCCTTCAGTAGTAGTAAAGAACCTTCATATGGTTCGCGGGGGCTTCAAGGGCCATGTGGTACTCAATGGCATTTCTAACTTCTTAGGAGATGACTATGAGCTGGATGCCTTTATTCCTGGTTCACAGATTTGCTTAAATATCACAGATGACTTTGAGCAATATGAGGGTCAAACAGTTAGGGCCATGATTCTTTCCTCCTCTATCGGTCCGAATGGTAGCCGTAGCGTGGTATGCTCGGTGAAACGATTGCTACAACACCAGGGTAACCTGAAACTGATGGAAATCCATTCTATGTGGTGTGACCAGGAGGGAGCCTGGAAGGAGTTCAGCCAAAAGGTGTTCGAGGCCAAGGTAACTGGGGTCATCAATAGCTCTAAGCAATGTGGGGTATTCGTGGAGATTCCTGAACTGAACATCACAGGTATGATTAGGAAGCCCGCAGATGAACTGGTGAACTATACCATGGGCATGCCCATCCAGGTTAGCTTTGATACCATGGACGAGACCCTGGAGTATAATGATGCAGTGGGCCAGTTCCAGCACCTACCTCCGTTTGAGATTGAGGATGGTGCCCTGAAGAAGGTTAATATCAAACCTATTTTCAAACAAGCCTAAACAAAAAAGGATGACTTTTTGGTCATCCTTTTTTTTTATGTTGTGATTATAGCAGGGCTGACATAATGCCCGTTGACATACCAGGCATTGCCTACTATATAGGGTACATTAACATGCCTATTGTTTTTGAACTCTGCAAAACGAGCCTTGGTCTCTTCCAGCTCTCCTGCCTTGGTAGCCACAATCTCTTGCATATTGGCCACACATTCTCCCAGTTTTGATATGGCTGCTATCATAGTATGGTAGGAGGTGGACTGGTCTTCGGCCTGCACCGCAGCCCTACTCCCTATAAAAGGCATGGCCGTAGAGATACGAGTAGCCCAGGAGGTACCTGATCCATAGTTAGACTCTTTGGTCATATAGAGGACCTGCTTAGCATTCAGTTCATATATACCCATAGGAACATCTGCATACTTCAAGGTTTTATCCACTTTGTTCCAAACATTATAGAGGACGAGGACTGCATCGAACTCAAACAAATAGTCTGGCGTGTTCCTGTCCTGTTTCACCCCACGGCTATATATACCAGTCTCTCCGGTCTTCCGCTCAAAGCAAGGTTTGGCGAGTGTACTAAAGTCGGAATTAGTAGAGGGATTAGATAACATAACAGTCCTGTTCATGGCATCTTCTCCATTGACATGGACATATATCTCATTGAACATCACCCCCTCCACGAAATCATGGGAGAGCATGTTAACGTCCCCGGAGCTGATGATTCCACCAAAGGCACATTGCTGAATAGTAGTTTGAACATTGCCATTTTTCTCAGAGGCCGTGAAATTTTTGTACATAATTCCTCTGATGGTCTTGTGGTATTCATCATTATTGGATATATCAAGGCCAGTGAGGTGGTTATCAAATTCCTCCCAGGCATTATCACTTTTCTGTAGCACAATGAACTTGGAGGGCACCAGCTCATACAATCCGGACTGGGCCATCATCAAATCATTAGTATAACATTTGAAGGTTATGAATTTTCCTTGATTAGTCATGATTTTATTATCTATACAACAATAATGGGACTAACCAGGGAATTATTATTGTAGTATGGCAGTAATAACCTCCAAAATAGAACCAAAAATTGTCCTCCCAGAGCATGAGGTCACCATGTTATCCACTAATGAGGAACAGGTGGGTCATCCCCTGGAGTACAATAGAGAATATATGCAGACCAGGGTTCATGGAATCATGGCTCCTCTCATATTCCTCAATGGACTGGTGGTAGACTATAACAACCTAATCTCTTTTGCATTGGACTGGACCAAGATGGTTCCTACTATTAAATTCGAATTTGTAGACCCTAATAACTCCTTTGCTCGTTATGCCAAACCTGGCCTGTCCAATGAGATACAGGTACAAATACTCCCTGCTCATGACAATACCTATAGAAAGATTAATCTTCTGTTTTATGTCACCAGCATCCATATCGTGGGGGACACCATCCAGGGAGAGGCCTCTTATAAGGTCATGGACTTTGTTCAAACCAAATATGAGTCCTTGGGTCAGAAGAGTACCTATGAGCTATGTGAGTATATTGCCCAGCAGACTGGTATGGGTCTGGCCTCTAATATGGAGGGAACAGAGGACAAAAGGTATATCCAGGCCAGGGAGGAGTCCTATGAGGACCTGTTGATGAACGAGGTAGAGGAATCCCTGGCCAATCAAGATGTGGTCCAGGAGGTATGGGTAGACCTATGGAACAACCTTGTCCTGGCTAATATGTATGACCGGTTTGAGAGTTTGGATGGAGAAGAAGATATGCAGGTATGGATTAGGTCAGGGTTTATGCCTGATGCCACAGCCAGTGGGGAGTCTGAGGTGCCTACCAAAAGTCTGGCCCTGTTCACTA